ATTACCTTGGTTTGTTCACCCTGAACGTGATCAATCGTGGAGAGATAGACAAGATGAATTATTGGGTGATCCAAGATTAGCAGCCCAGGAATGTGATTGTGATTTTAGCACCTCGGGAGATGTTGTTTTTTATCCTGAATATCTAGAATTTTACGAAAAAACTTATATAAAAGACCCACTTGAAAGGCGAGGAGCAGATAGAAATTTATGGGTATGGGAACCAGCAGACTATTCTCGCTCATATATGGTAATAGCGGATGTAGCTCGAGGGGATGGAAAAGATTACTCAGCATTCCATATTATAGATGTAGAAACTAATACTCAAGTAGCCGAATATAAAGGACAAATTGGTACAAAAGAATTTGGACATTTACTTACTCATATTTCTATTGAATATAATAATGCATTGCTTATTGTAGAAAATGCAAATATTGGATGGGCTACTATTCAAACCATCATAGAAAAAGGATATCCTAATTTATATTATTCTCCAAAAAGTGGTGAAATAAATGCAGATTCATATTTTTCTGAATATATGGATACTAACAAAATGACCCCTGGATTTACTATGTCTACTAGAACAAGACCTCTTTGTATTGGAAAACTTCAAGAAGCACTTTCTGATAGGGGTGTAATTATCCAATCAAAACGTTTAATTGAAGAAATGAAAGTATTCATTTGGAAAAATGGTAGAGCTGAAGCACAACAAGGATACAATGATGATTTAGTAATGTCATTTGCTATGGGGCAATTCATGCGAGATACTTCATTTAAATTCAAACAACACGGCATAGATTTAACTAAAAGTATGCTCCAGAGCATGTCTACTAATAAACAAACTTTTTCTGGAGGATATTCTCATAATAGTTTAGATAATAATCCATGGAAAATAGATAATCCTTATGGAGGAGAAGAAGATATTAGGTGGCTTCTTTAAATATTTATTATTATATTATTAGCAAATAAAAAATAAATGGCAGATACTACTTTATTCTCCCGATTAAAACGATTATTTTCAACTGATGTTATAATCCGTAACCAAGGAGGAAACCAACTCAGAGTAATGGATGTTAACAGAATCCAACAATCTGGGGAACTAGAAACAAACTCATTGGTAGATCGATTTAATCGAATCTATACCAACTCAGCAACTTCACTTTATGGGTATCAAAACTCATTCAATTATCAAACCCTACGCCCTACCCTATATTCAGAGTATGATGCTATGGATACAGATGCTATTATAGCTTCTGCTTTAGATATTATAGCTGATGAAAGTACCTTGAAGAATGATATGGGGGAAGTACTTCAAATTCGAAGTTCTGATGAAGATATACAAAAAATTCTTTATAATTTATTTTATGATATCTTAAATATTGAATTTAATCTATGGCCTTGGGTTAGAAACATGTGTAAATATGGAGACTTCTTCTTAAAACTAGAAATCGCAGAAAAATATGGAGTATACAACGTTATCCCTTATTCTGCATACCATATGGAAAGACAAGAAGGATTTGACCCTGCAAACCCAGCATCAGTCCGTTTTAGATTTGACCCTGATGGGATTAATGTTTCTAGTTATGGATACTATAATATTCCTAATACTAAAGAAACAGGAAAAGACATATTTTTAGATAACTATGAAATTGCCCATTTCCGTTTATTAACAGATACTAACTTTTTACCTTATGGTAGATCATATTTAGAGCCTGGTCGTAAATTGTTTAAACAATATACTTTGATGGAAGATGCAATGTTGATCCATCGTATTGTTCGAGCGCCTGAAAAGCGAATATTTTACGTTAATGTTGGAAATATTGCACCGGCTGAAGTAGAAAACTTCATGCAGAAAACAATTTCAAAAATGAAGCGTACCCCTTATATTGACCAACAAACTGGTGAATATAATTTACGCTATAATATGCAGAATTTACTTGAAGATTTCTATATTCCTGTCCGAGGTAATGATCAATCAACTAAAATTGATACACTTCAAGGTTTAAATTATGACGGAATTACGGATGTAATTTATTTAAGAGATAAACTATTTGCTGCTCTTAAAATACCTAAAGCATTCCTCGGATATGAGAAAGATTTAACAGGTAAAGCTACATTAGCTGCTGAAGATATCCGCTTTGCTCGCACAATTGATAGAATCCAACGAATTATTCTTTCAGAATTAAATAAAATAGCATTAGTTCACTTATATACTCAAGGATACACAGCAGAAAGTTTAACCAATTTTGAATTATCATTAACTACTCCATCCATCATTTATGATCAAGAACGAGTAGCGTTAATGAAAGAAAAAGTTGAACTTTCAAACCAAATTATCGAAAATGGCCTCTTCCCATCAGATTGGGTATATGAAAATATATGGCATATGAGTGAAGATCAATATGATGAATTTAGAGATCTTGCTAGAGAAGATGCTAAACGTAAATTTAGATTAACTCAAATTCAATCTGAAGGAAATGACCCTCAAGTAACAGGCCAATCATATGGTACTCCACATGATTTAGCGGCTTTATATGGAAGAGGTAGATATGAAAATGGAGAAGGTATTCCTGCTGGATATGATGAAAAAACTATCCTAGGAAGACCCCAAGAAAAAATCACAGACAAAAACACTCAGGATAATGCTTTAGGGAAAGATAGAATCGGATCTTTAGGTATGAAAAAGGACAATGATGAATCTGATTCCATAAAAGTTCAATATAAAGGTGGATCTCCTTTAGCCCTAGAAAATAAAAAATTATCCTCCCTCCAAACAGACATGCTAGATAAAATCCCAGTTTCAAGGAAAAAAATGATTTTTGAAACAGATAATGGGGGAGATTCATTACTAGATGAAAAACAAATACGCGAGTAACAAATTTCACCATATTTATAAACAAAATTATTCTATAGAATGAAAGTTAAACATTCGAAGTATAAGAATTCTGGTATTCTTTTTGAGCTTTTAGTTAGGCAAATTACCGCTGATACTTTAGAAGGAAAAGATTCTCCTGTTAAAGATCTTCTCAAAAAGTATTTTGTAAAAACAGAATTAGGAAAAGAATATAAGTTATATGAATCTCTTTTGAAGAAAACATCATTGACTGAATCTAGAGCAAACTTGGTTATAGATACTCTTTTAGAATCTTCTAAAACACTGAATAGAAAATTACTAAAGAAACAAAAGTATAATCTAATAAATGAGATTCAAAAACATTATGATTTAAATGAATTTTTTAATCATAAGTTACCAAACTATAAAATTCAAGCAGCATTCTATACGTTAATAGAAATTTGCAATTTATATCCAAGCATTAATCCTGAAAGTATTATTTCGAATAAAATAACTATTTTAGAGCATTTAACTGCTGCTCCGATAATGGAAAATAAAATTAGGGAGAATGTTTTAGATGAAATTAAAGAAGATAAAGATACTCGTATTTTAGCATATAGAATTATTCTTGAAAAATTCAATGAAAAATATGGTGATTTAAATTTTCATCAAAAATCTATTTTAAAAGAATTAATTAATTCAATTGATAATACCCCAAAGTTAAGAGAATTTTATATCTCTAAATCCCAAGAAATCAAAAATGAATTAATTCAACTCAATAAATCAACATCAAACCCAGTAACTCAAATTAAAATTAATGAGATTGTTTCCCTTATTAAACCTGTTACTAAAACAACTAAAATAACGGATGATGATTTAGTTAATCTTTTACAATATTGCGAACTCTTATCAGAACTAGAATTAGCAAATGCCTAACAAATATCAACATATTGTTAAGGAAGTAATTAAAAAACTTAAAGAGACTTCATCCACTGGAGCGGGTGGAGCAAGTATGTCACCTGGAACCGGAGCTCAATATGCTACTAAATATGCATTTTCTGGTAAGAAAAAACCTAAAATTTATTATTATAAATTAGGGTTTAAAAATGTTCCTAATATAACTCCCAAATCATATGACCGTAAACAGCTTTGGGAAGAAGATCAACTGAACGAATATAATGATTTCCAAAAGGAAAGAATAGATGCGTTTAAACAAATTGAAAATGAACTTAATCAAATAACAGCTTTAATTTCTAATGCTAAGGATAAAACAGCAGAATTTTATTCAGCTAATCCAGGGTCATATGAGGTTGTAACAGCAACAGATTTAATTTTAGATTATTTAAAAAATATAAAACTTTTATTAAAAGGAGAAGATAATGAAAACTCTTAACGAACAATACCAACTAATTAAAGAAGGAAAAGGACACAAAAGTGTATTTTTAAAGGAAGCAAAACAAATGTTTCCTAACTATATTCGCAATGCTGCTACATTTGATGAAGCTTCTTTGATTTTAAAACAAAAAGGAATCATTAATGAGAATATAGTAGGTATTGCTCCTATTAATAAAATTGAATCTAAAAAAGAATCATACGAGCTTGCGTTTGAAAAATTCTTAGAAGAAGCAAAAGATCCACAAATTAAAGCTAAAGAGGTTAAAGCTAAAACAGTAAAATCTCAAGAAGAAACTGAAAAGGCGGAACTTAAAAAGACCTCAAAACAAGTTGAAGAAGATCTTGACAAAATATATGACCCTACAGATAAGAAAAATCTAGATAATGTTATCTATGGTCAACTAATGAGAGGATATTATGCTGAAATGAAAGATCCTAAAAATGAGGACAAAACAATGGAACAAATTAGAGATATTGTTTTGAAAAATTTAGCAAAGGATCCAATTTATTATGTTAAAGATGGTCAATTTGGTGTTAAAGGATTAGGATATGAAACTGAAGTTCCTGGTTTGGGTACTCCGAAAGAACCAACAGGAAAATATAAGTCTTCTGGATATGGTGATTTGAACGAATCCCAAGAAGATACCCTAATAGTCTCAGGAACAACCAGAGCCATAAACATGCTCCAATCAGAACTAAAAAACAACAACGTTAAATTTACTTTAAGTGGGAATAAGGTAATAGTCATTAGTACCCCCAAATCAAGAATGGCAGTTCAACAGGTTAAAGAAAGATTAGGAATGAGATCCATAATAATCCATAAACCAAACCAATCAACTAATGAATCAACACATATTGGAAAAAACTACCCTGGAGAAATAACAGGAAAATATAAGTCTTCTGGATATGGTGATTTGAAAGAAAACCTTGGTTATTACATGGAACCTAACCCCCACAGAATGGATCCTAAAGATATTGAAGATTATTCTGAAGAAATTGAGGGGATGTCCAAAGCTGAAGCTATTGATTATTTATTAAACCAAGGACTTTCTAGTTCTATGATTAAAAAAGTAATTTCCTCACTTAATACTGATATTAGAGATATGTTTAATCAAGATCCTGATGTTAGAATAAACACAGCGGATGACTTATATGAACAAAAATTACGTAAAGCTATTCGCTCTATCATAAACGAAGAACTTGAAGAAGTTAGAGGAGGAGGAAATTACGGAATCTTAACCATTAATCCCTCAGGTGGAGGAGAAGGAGGCCGCCGTTTTATCCCAGATTTTATTCCTTTCCCCGTAAATGTTCGTAAGCGTTTTGGAGACCATATGGTATATAATCCTGGAAACGGAACATTTTATATATCCCAAATTTTATATAATAATCTAGTAAAAGGATATGCTGATCAACCTGCTATTAAAAAGTTGATTATGGATATTCCAATGATGGTTAAACAATTGCTCAACAAAACAGAAAACTATGGCCCTTCAGTAAACCTACCTAAAGAATATAAGGTTTATATGCCATTTGTTGCCCCTGTAGAAAAAGCAAAATCAGATAAATTTAATAAAGCGGGTACTAAGCAATATTGGTCTGAAGGAGACTTTTTATTCCCTAACTTAAATAAAGCAAAGTATTCCTCATCTGAAGAAGATATTGAAGAATCAGTTCTTCGTAACTTTATCCGTGAAAGTGTAGAAAAAGAACTTGCAGATATTAATAAAGAAGCAGAATTAGAAGTATTAGCTGCTAAATTAGAAAAAATTGAAGCACTAATTCAAAAACGCCAATCTCAACTTTCAAAACTTGATGAAGATGAGGACATGAAAAACCTCACCGACAAGAAAAAAGTAAAAGGGATTGAAAAGGAAATCAAAACTTTAGAAAAAGCAAAAGCTAAAGTAGAAAAAATGCTTGGTAAATCTAAAGGAAAGAAAAAAGAAGTAATTGATGAAATGGGGAATGAAGAACCTAACCCCGAGTTTGTAAAAATTCTTAACCAAGCTGAAGAAATGTATGAAGGTGGCTTGGATATGGATGATATTTTAATCAAATTCAATTTCAACATGCGTGGTGATATAGAAAAGCACCTAAGAATGAAATACGAAGGAACAGATAACGATTAAAAATGAGCAAACAACTCCTTATAGAAACCCAAATATTTAAACCTTCCGTTTTAAATTTAACAGAAGGTAAGAAGTCTCCTAACGGTAATCCTATTGTAGAAGGAATTTTAGCTACTGCTGAAATTAAAAATGGGAATGGGAGATATTATAAAAAAGATCTTTGGGAACGTGAAATAGACAAATATATGTCCTCCGTTAAACAACGTAGAGCATGTGGTGAAATATATGTCCTCCGTTAAACAACGTAGAGCATGTGGTGAACTAGACCATCCCGAATCTTCTGTAATCAATTTAAAAAATGTTTCCCATAACATTTCTGACATTTGGTGGGATGGAGATAATATCATGGGAAAACTAGAAATCCTCCCAACCCCATCAGGAAATATAGTAAAAGCACTTATTGAAAGTGGAATTACTATTGGAGTATCTTCCCGAGGAATGGGCTCATTAAAAGAAGTAGATGGCCTATTAAGAGTTCAGGATGATTTTGATTTATTATGTTGGGATATTGTTAGTACTCCTTCTAATCCTGATTCATGGATGAAACCAGCATCTTCTGGAATGAATATGTCTATGGGATTAAATGAA